TATCACCTGAAGACTTTAGGTACCATAAGTAACCTGATTGTCCAGCTTCTCCAGAAACTTCAACCCAACCGATTGCAGCAGCATCAGATCCATTGATTTGATACTCATCTTTAATAATCATTGGTTTGTTTTTGAAAGACTTGAACTCAGCTTCAACTCCGCCACCTAAACCAGGTTGTCCTTTTTTAATATCAGAACCATATACGAAGAATCTAATAGTTTTTGCAGTACCACTAATGTTAGGGATGTCTGAAAAATTATTATATCCGTAAGGCCTGATAGTACAAGTTGAACCATCAGCTGCAGGAGCACCTACGATTTGTCCTTTAACTACTACTACGGCAGAACCGTCTGTTACTTGACATACCACAGTTTGGTTTTCTCTAACAGCCATAGCGATGTTTGCCCCAGACTCGTTATCTATGTCTTTAGGGTCAGAAACCGCTCCATTTGTTGTGTTTAAAGTTGCTTTATAAGCTAAGTGTAATCTACCTTGCTCAGACCAAATAACTTGATCAGAGATCTGTCTCCATATCTTTCAACTTCAGCTTCGTAAAGGTCTGGCAGATATTGTTGAGCCCATCCGCTTGAACGAATGTCTAAGTAAGCGCTAGCAAGCGTTACTTTACTCTGAGCAGGAGTAACTAGTCCGTTACTCAACGTGCTCTCGTTAAAATTTACTATTGCCATTTTCTAAATGTTTAAAGTTTAATTAATAATTTTTAAGTTTAAATTTAAGCTTAGAACTATCGTCACCGCTAATCGCTCTGACTTTTATACCTCCAGTATCAACAACACCACTATCAGTTTTTCTAGCATCCATACCTTGTTCATAAAAATGAGTAGCAATAGCATCTGCATTCTTACCTGCAAATAATGTTTTGTGATATTCACTAGCATTAACTATAGTATTATTTTCACCAACCCATGGTTTCATATAATGCATTAGTTCACTTTGATCATCTCTAACACTTTGCATGTCTTTAACATTGTAGCGATATTTCTTGTCTCCAACTTTAAAATCAAAATTTTTGTTGTAGTTCGTTTGCTTGTTCTTGCTGTTTATTATAACGGTTAAAAAAGTTAATAGCTTTCTGTTGTTCTGAGGTCAACTTAGATCCTAACTTAAGATCTTCGTAGTATTTACCTTTCAAACCTTCCAGATGCTGTTTAGCTTCTGCAACCGCTTCTTTATAAGCAAGCTTTTTACGTTTTACGTCACGTCATCAAAAGAATATCTATCTTCAATTAAAAAAGATACTTCTTCTAGAGTTAAATGTGGTTTTGTTTTTTGATAATATTCTCTTAACAAGTTATTATCATCAAAATTTGAATAATCCGTATTGAGTTTGACGTAGTCCTCAATCGTTCCACCAGTCTCATTCATAAACTGCACGAGTTTTTCAATATTCTCTGGTAGTTCCATTCCTGGAGTTTGTTCTTTTTGTACAGGTTCTTCAACCTCAAGAATTACTTCTTCTTTTTCTTGAGTTTCTTCTTGTTTTTCTTGACTACTTTCTTCGTCATCTTGCTTTTTGTTCTCCCGTATGGCATCTTCTTGTGTTTTAATATTAGACAAATCTACTTTATAATCACCGTCCTCATTAAGAGGAGTTTTTGGTTTTTCTTCCTTTACAGGTTGATCAACCTTTTCAACAGTCTCTTCAACTGTATTTTGTGTAGTTTCTTCAACTACGTTTTCTTTTTCTTCCATAATATAATATAATTAAATAGTTAAAAATATCAAAACCTTTGGATTCAAAGTTTTTAGGCCCAGTATTTCCTTTTCTTTGCTCTATCAACTCGCTTTGCTGAGTTGCTTGCATTTTTGTTCTTTGATCTTTACGATCTTCTTTATTATTCTCTTTATCTTTAATCACTTGCATTTCTTGTGATTTTAACTGCATATTTAAGTTAAATTCAAACTCCATTAATTCTTTTTTAATAGCAGCTTCTCTTTCCATTTTACCAATATCAAATTGACTTTGAGCTTGTGCTATTTGAATTTTACTTTGTGCAAGTGCTTGTTGTTTTTGCATATCAGCAGCCGCAGCAGCTTCAGCAGCTTGAGTATTTGACTGAGTCTGTGCTTGTATATTCTGCATTTGCATTTGTCTATCTAAATCTTGTTTCTTTTTACGTCTTAATTTTAAAAGCTGGTTTGCAAGTTTTAAGTTTTTAACCTCTCTTACATCAATAGCATCTTCTAAATATATTTGATCTTTTTGAAGAGCCATTTGTATATTATTTTCTAATAAAGCTTTTTCTTCTTCATCAGGCATTAAATCTAAATATATACCAAAATCATGTAAATGTAAGTCTCTTACTTCGGTTAAAGTAGCTACGTTAAATTTACCTAAAGTATTTAAAAACTGTTCTTTTGTATTTGAATATTCTAATACATCAGATATTCTTAATGATAAACACTCGGCTGTTTTTAAAGTTAAATATAATCCAGCTTGCAATATATGTCTTGTAGCTGTATTACTATTAGCAGCTGCAATTTTTTGTAAACCAACTAACGAATTACTATCAGGCATGCTACCGTCTCTGGCTTCGTTTAAACCTGTTACATCACGCATCATCTGCATGTAGTAATTATAAGTTTGTATTAAGCTAGCTATTTTTTGATTACCACCGCTAGATCTTAATTCTTGTATTGGAACTTTACCTTGATTAAAATCACCATCTTGCGTCATTGATCTACCAATAACAGAACCAGTTTGGAAATACATAATACCATCAGCATCCATGTAAATACCGTCAGGAACTAATCTTGACAATACTTGTTGTAGTTTTAAGTGTGTTATTTGTATCATGTCAGCAAAACTTGTCATTCTACTAACTAAAGACTCTGGTTTACCTTTATATATTCTTGGAGCACATATTTGATAAGACATATGAACTTTTGTTAGGTCTGCTTTTGGTCTTGTCATATTTTCAGCCATACCCCATTTTAAAATTTTATCATGGCCAACTATTTTAGTACCACAATATAAAACCTCTATAGATCTATCAACCTTCTTAAATCTTGATCTATCATCTTTTGGTGGATTAAACGTGTCGCTTTTATACAACGCTTTGTCATTACCACTTGCTCCTTTTTTAATTTTATAAACTTGATTTTTATAGGTTTTATATTCAAAGTTTAATAAATAAACAAAATTATCACCTGTTTTTTGAGTTCTGTAAAAATCACCAGTACTATGATTGTCTTCAATTTCTTTTATATCCTCGTCGGTTAGACTAGCAAATCTTTTTTTCAATTCAGATACAGATACTCTTTCTACCTCACCAACATAATATAAATCATCAAAATAAGGTGAGTCTGTGTAAGAGTGAACAATATCAACAGGATCAACATATTTTATTTTAACACCATCAGAAACGTTAAAGTAATTTTTAACACAAGCTATACCTAAAACAGTTAAATCATAATCTAATCTCTTTTTTAATAAATCATAATCATTTAAATCAAATAAATTGTTTATAGCTTCTTCTTCTGCTATTTCTATACTTTGCTTGTAATCAAGCTGCATATGAAGAGAAAGCTCTTCATTAGTTTCTGGTAAAGCTTCTGGACTTTGGCTTTGAAATAAAGATATTTGTAAAGCACCTTCTACATCATTGTAGAACTCTTTATTGTTCATGTCATTTACAATATTCTCTATATACTCTGTTCTTTTTTGTGCAGACAAAGGGTCTTGTGAATAAGCTTTTAATTCGTAAGCTCTATCAGATATACCATTAACTACTATATCTACAAATTTAGGTATTATAGGTACAGGTCTCCAGTCTAAATTAAGATAAGATAAATCACCGTTTATAGATAACTCATCTTTATACACTCATGTTCTATGGAATTTGCAACTTGCAAACCATATTCTAAGCTAGCCTTCTCAGCATCTGAGACAGCGTGACTTGGAAAGCTAGATTTTTTCTGTGTAGTAATTGCCATTTATTCTATTATTTTCGACGTTACTCCTTTGTTTCTATTACAAGCCATTATAGCTAGTCCCGAGCTAATTGTTGCATCATATTTTGTTCTGTTATTAATATCAAATCCAGACCAATCAGTTAAAGTTCTATTAAAATACATATCACCATAAGTGTGGTCTTCTTTTAAACCTACATATTTTTGTATATAAGTTTCTATAGCTGCGGCATGTGCTTGCCTTATATCTTCACTAGAATTAGGTATACCACCTATTTCTTTTTCAGCTGTTGATAATTTATTCCAAA